AGGCTTCGCTTAACCAAGCTAGGGCATCAATGATGTTTGCCATTGAGTCTGTAGCGAACTTAACTGCATTCGGTAACATTTCTCTGAATGATTTAATAAGCTCTGCCATAGGGCCGTTTACGAGTGTCAACATTGCCGTAGGGATGTTAGCAAGCTCTTGCTTTAGGACGTCGAATTGAAAGCTAGCCGACTTTTCAATCTCTTTAAAAGCATCACTCGTTGAACCGCTGGCTGTTTGCATAGAGGCCATTATTTTTTCGAAATCTTCAAAATCGCCAGCAGCAATAGCGGCGGCGGCAGCAGCGCCCTCGATAGATGGGATAAACTGCTTAATTTCTGTAAGAGAGCCCCCAGTGGCTTCTTTTATCTGTCTCATTGTCTCGGTTAAGCCATTAGATTTTAAGGCTGCCTCGCCGAGCTCAATCCCCATTTCGGCTGCTTTCTTTTTCATCTCATCACTAGGAGCCGCTAAGCCTTGAAATAACGACTTTAGCTGAGTCATACTCTCTGCAGTAGAAACCCCAGCTTTAGTCAGGAAAGCAATAGAGCCCGATAGGTCTTGAAAAGAAATCTGAGCTGCGTTTGCAATCGGTGCAACCTTACCGATATTAGATGCTAGGAGTTCAAAGTTTGTTTTACCTTGCTTAACTGCGTTAAAAAGTATGTCGCTTGCATCTGCGGCTTTAATACCGCTTGCCCCGTAAACAGCCATGACATTGGTCAACCCATCGATAGCAGTCTCAACGTCAGTAAGCCCTGCGACCGAAGCTTTGTTAGCTTGCTCTAGTAACCCAAACGCTTGGGCCGTGTCTGAAACCCCAGCCGAAACAATCTGGTAATAAGCCTTAGCTTGCTTTTGAGGTGTCCCCCCATATTGACTCGATAGATTTATCAGAGCTAGTTCTTGAGCTTTTGTAAGTTTTTCATTCTTTGGTAGGATTGAGTTTACTTCGCTTATTGCCGAGTCGAATTCAAGGGCTGATTTCGCAGCATTCACGAATGCGTTTTTAAGCCCATTTAGGGCAGCGAACGCTACGTCGGCGGCAAGGTTGGCAGCGAATACCTTAAAACCAGTAAGGGCTTTACCGAATCCTTTCTTGGCTTCGTCGCCGAAATCTTCTACGGCGTCGCCCATTTTATTCGATGCTGTGTCTACCGCTTTAGTAGCAGCCTCCATGGCAGCTCTTAATGCATCTATGTCAGCGCTTAATTTTACTACCAGCTCGTCAACTTCAGCCATAACCCCATGCCTCTTTTAACTTTTCGTATTCTGATTTTGAGAACGGTTTTTCCTGAGCGTCCATTCTTTTCTTGATTACGTCCCAAAGTGCAGAAAACTCACCCCAACCCATTTCCCAAAACTCACGCGGTGTTAAATTAAAGCTAAACACCGCTACTTGTAAAAAGCTGTCGAATGGGGTCGGCTCGTCAGGGTCTACTTTTTTTTTGCGCTTTCCTCACTCGACATGCTTTCGCTTCCGGCAAAACCGATGCGTATTGCTTGCATGACTATCATCATTGCTGCGCTTGCACCGATCTTTAAAACACCTTGTTGAATCTCATCCATTGACATTCGTTTAGTCTCAGCATTCAAAAGTACGTTAAAGATAGAAGCCAGATCATCTAGCGCTATTCCTTTTTTCTCAACCACGTCCATGCTGATTCGTGAGCACGTCTTGCCGGTTACTCTCTCAATTGTTGCCAACATTTTGAAAGTAACCTTAATACTGTACTCGTCCTCTAAAAACTTAATATCAATAGTATTGAGTTCCAATTAATTACACCTCGGTGTAGCTAACTTCGCCAGCGCTTTCTAGAGATACAGAGAATGCGCTCTCGGCATTGTACTCACCGCTTTGCTCGAAAGTAGTTACTTTAAAAGCGCCTTCGATATAATCTCCGTCCTCAGAGATGATCATTCGGCAATCTTTATTAGTGTTGTTCATTACTGCAGCACGAAGAGCTTTAATAATCGCACCGTCTTCGAATACGCCAGAGCCAGAAACAGAAACTGTTCTCACGCCTGCGCTATCGAGGATTTTTCTCCACTCGCAAGAATCATGAGACGTTACATCAATCGCTTCGGAGTTAACCGAGAAGGATTTAGATCGAAGTCCGCCAACTAGGTCATAAGTTTCTTGGCTCGTTCCTGAACCATCTGCATCGATAGCAACTAAAGTACCGCCGCACTTAGCAGTGTAAAGTTGAAAGTCGTTACCGCTAACGTTTCGAACGTAGTAGTCGGTGTCAGCAGAGACTGTAGTCGTAGTAGTGATACTAGAAAAACTAATTGCGTCGCCCTCTTCGTAAGTATGACTAGCGATAGTTACTAGATCTCCGGTAGCGGTAAACGTGGCGCTCTCGCCTGTTTTTCCGTTTTTGAATTTTAGCAAAATGTATTTGCCGCCCTGTTCAGCCATGAGTAGCCCCCTATATTTTTACTGTTAAATAATTGTAATCTAAAACCCCGTGTAGTGTCACGCCGTCTTCCTCGACAAAAGTCAGAGTCTGATTATGTCTTAGCTCGACCGTTTTCCAACCGACCGCAGCAATGTCCTGACAGTGAATCAACCCATCGATAGTTTCCATTATTTCATGCAAGACCTTACGGCCTTTGCCCCTATACCATACGTGAATTTTTAAATCTCCGTCCCAGCCGTTCGTCGTATGACTAGACCTATCGGTCCAAACGTCGTCGGCGATTACAACGAACGGATAGTCTACGTCCTCTTGAGGAACGTGGTCATAAATCCCATTGACTTGAGCCGAGAGCGTAGCGTCTGCCGATAAAATGGCATAAACCCGCTTTTGTGTTTCCGTTTGAGCCCAGGTCATTTAATTTTCCTCATGCACTTCTCATAAGTGTTTTCGTATGCTTTCTTTTGATCTTCTTTTGTTTTATTAAACGCAGGCTTTAACCAAGGTCTAGCCGCCATGTTTCGAGTGCCGAATTCAAGGTGAGTGCCGTAGTCAATATTAGTCCCTACTTTGTACGTGAGTTGATCTACTTTAGCTACGAATAAAGAGTTAACGAGCGTCCCTGTATCTACGTTCGGAGCATCCCCAGGCTTCGAAGCTGTGTGATTGACACTCCCTCTCCTGTAAATTTCCCCCTGGCTGATTGAATGCATATCCCTTACGGCTTGGTTTTTAACCACGTTCGCTGCTTTAAAAAGGGCCTTACTAATACACGATGCGCCGGATTTTTCTGCCTTCTTAAGCCTCTTTTTAAAGCTCTTAGTGCCTGAGATTTTAAAGCCTATTCTCATGTCCCGACCCCCTCTTTACATTCTAATAGCATGTACCTGGACTCTTCAAGGTCTCGCATGATTCCTTTGATTTCGAATATTCTAGAATTGTAAACGATACGGCTCTTTTCCGTAACCGTATCAAGGGTTCTAATAGTTATCTTATGACTCGTCTTGGCTTGAAGTTGTTGAGAGTAAAATTTCTCTTCGGCTTTAACTGGACGAATGTCTGCCCACACGGTAGCGAAAGTGGTCCAAACCTCGGAAAACCCACCCATGCCGTCAGGCGTTTCGGTAACTGCTTGTATCTCTATACGCTGCCTAAGTTTACCGATTCTAAACTTCATAGGCTTTTCACCCTGTAGGCTTCGACAAGCATTAAAGGAGTCGACGGAACCTTGACGCTCTCATCCCCTCGGTGCTCATACAAATGACCCGTCAACTCCTTAACAGCTTGCACTATTGGATCAGGTACGGAAACGTACCCTGCAACGACTCTGATTTGTACTGCGTTGAGAGTTCTCAACGTAATGGAAGGCCAGACTTGACCAAACCCTAGTTTTATTCTAGGTGGTGAGCTGTAGGAATCTACATTGTAATTGGCAGAGTCGAACGTGTATTCTGTATCGTCGGGACTAAAGTACTTAATATGGGTTACTGATTGTATTGGTGTAATCGGGACCTCGATCTCGTCAAGATCTGCGTAGAGTTGATTGACCGCGCCCTCTCGAACGCCGTCCCACCAAAGGTCTGATTTGTAATTCCTCGGCCATGAGTCGAGATAAAAGTCCCAGGTTTGGGTAGCGAATACCCTATTTGTGTACTTTTCAAGCCTAGTCGTTGCTGATTTAACCAAAGCGTCGATCAGAGTGTCCTCGTCTGAGTGATCGACTTTTAAATAGGCTTTAGCATCTGCCGTGCTAACTAGCTGACTTGGTGCTACGACTA